CCACGATATCCCTGGTCTCTGATCTCGCGAGCGATTACCGTTGCCGGGATTTTGTTAAGGATGAGCATCGGCGATGCGTTGACGAATATAATCCCGGTATTCATCCAGGAGTGAAGCAACAGCAGGTCGCGGCGTATATTTTGGCGGCTCAGATTTTGCCTGCAAATAACGTTTAACGGTATTGCGGGAGATCCCCAGTTCTCTGGCAATCGCCCGGCTACTCATTCCCTGCTTGTGCAGGATTTTAATTTCCATAACTGTCTCAAAAGTGACCATAAACTCTCCTGAATCAGGAGAGCAGATTACCCCCTGGATCTGATTTCAGGCGTTGGGTGTGGATCACTATTGCACCGTTCGTGACACGTAACTCCGATAACTCGTTAAAGCGCTCCATAAACATCCCGTAGGCATGGCTCGGAGCCAGTGGAATAACTTTGAACATTTCTGTTGCCGGGATACCTTCCAGTACTGGCCAGAAAGAGCCATCATCAAGCCCGAGATCGCGGCGTTCGGTTGCCAGCATGATGAGATCGGCATATTTCACAGGCGTGCTCATAACCGGGGGTAACCCGTATTTCTCACGGATTACGGCGTCTATTTTTTCTTCCATCCGTTTATAGTCAGGAAGAAGGCGTTTCAGTGGAGCGGGAATATCCTGGCAATACGCTTCTGTTGCATCATGCATTAACGCTTCAAAAGCAAATTCCTGCGGCACCAGCTGGCTGCAAAGAACCGCATGTTGGGCGACGCTGTAGAAGTGCGAAAGATGACCGGCAAAGCGACAGATATTTGAAAGGGAAACCGCGATATCGTTAATATCGATGTCGTCTTTATTTATCCTGTCATAATAAAAATGCTTCCCAGAAAAAGTTTTGATAAATGACATTTTGTTCTCCACGTATATGCGCTGCACCGCGCTGAATTCTGGTAAAAAGAATCCCTCACCATCCGGCGATTATTGAGTAAATTACGTTTCCATAAATGCCCCCGCAGGGGCATTTGCAGTAATGAAATCAGGCGGTGAAAGTACCAATAAAGGTTTCTACTTTGCTGTCCTTGAATTTCTCAACAAGCAGATCACGAAATTCGTTAGCCATTTCTTCCTGCACCGCCTCCAGCTGAATAATGCGCAGAACCAGTACAGGACGATCGCCAGTGATAATGCTGAGGCGTAATTTAAACGGACGTTCTTTCAGACCTTCAAACGGAACGCATTTAAATTCAAATGCCACTGGCATAATATCTTTGGTCTTCGCTTCGACAGACTCCATCAGGGAGCGTTTGCCGCTGAAGTCATTATCTTCAAAATCAGCGGTCTGGTTTGCTTCAATCGTGATTTTACGGACCGCCGCAGCCGCTTTTGTTGCCTGAATAGCGTCACCATTAGCATCAAAGCCCACAAGGTAGTCGGCCCAGTCTTCAATCCATTCTGCCAGTGACTTCTGGGAGTTACGCTCGCCGTTAACAGACAACAGGGCAGAGAACGGTGCTGTCTTTTTCAGTTTGAGAGTGGCGGTGTTATCTGCGTGACCTGGTTCATCAATAGTACCCAGGTTAAGCACACTGACTGCTCGCATATTATCGGCATCGATAAAGCAGCGGGTGCCTTCATCTGCAAGATCTTTAGAATAACGGGTAAAGTCATCGATGCTGGCAGTGGAAAGCGCACCACGGAAACGGAAGCGATTTAAATTAAATTTTTCCAGATCATGAATGCGGAAATTCTCAGGCAATGCCACAGCATCGGCACCAATCTTACTGATAATTTCATTAACACCCTGAGCAGAAATAAGGGCATGGATTTGATTAATTGCGGTTGCGTCTAAGTTCTGAGACATAATAAGTCCTCACTATATTAAGATATTCAGTGATGAGATAAATAATCAGTTAATTAAGAACGATATTAATGACCTTCTGCGCGGAGTTTTCCGTCAGGTTCACCGGCAAGAGTCAGTAATTGTCCCTGGTCTTCCTGCAGAATAGTCAGGCGACCACCGCGATTGACATACATCGGCGTTTCGGTGGTGTCTTCTTCAGAAATTTTCCCGCGGTTAGTCGGGCGAACATATGAGAGTTTGTGTTTGATTTTCACACGGTTCTCATCAAACGGTTCGATTTCCAGGTTGAGCGAGACCTTACCTTTGGTTTTCGTGTTCATCACACCGGAAGCGACTTCACTGAGAACTGCGCCGATTTTGGTTTCAAATACGCCGCCGTCCAGCTCCCCGATAAATGCCTGCACATCAGTACTGCGTTCGCTAGCCATTTTGCTACTCCTCATCATATCGACCCTGCAAGGTCGGTTGGTTTCTCCACAAAACAGAGAAGAACACCTGCGGTGGCAGCCGCCCGGATGGATTGGGTTATGAGCCCGTCGTCCGGTGATGCTCTTCTCTGTTTTGTAAAAAGAGCGGTACCAGCCGTAAGCAAGTGTACAAACTGGTACCGCCAAAGCAGTGGCTGCTGTGGTGACCGGTGCTGATCTCCGGCTTGCGGTTATTTCAGACTCTCACGGGCGTTTAATTGCCCCGCCGAACAGCTCTTTTCCGCAATAGCTGCAATGTCTTTCGCGCATCAGCCTGCGCATTCACCACAACGCTGAGAGCACTTAGCCAGTTACGGCACCACACTTTGTCGCGGTTCCATAAATGCCCTCATCGTTGCACCCTGGTCTCTTCCCAGGCGTCAAACCGAATCGCCACGCTGGTTAGGCGTCTTATCAGCGTCATCATTGACTTGCACATTCCGGCTACCTGGTTTGTTTGCTCGAGCAAGGAGTGGATTGTCCCCTTTAACGTCACCAGACCGCTAACGACGCATGTGCCATACGCCGTGTTACAACCAAATTTTGTTAGTACCTTGTTTGTATGTCTGGAAAGAAAGATAAAATGAAGTTGCGCATTATGCAAGTGTTTTTATTGCGAGATATGCAATTTGGTGGGTGATGAAAAGCCACCTTCTGGTGGCTAATTGATGTTGAGGTAGGGGTTAATTGTGTCGCTTAAGGGTTTGTGACTGACTGATTAAGACCTTTCCAAAGACCATAAACCGATGTTCGTTTTCGCTGGTAATTCCCCATTCGCGGTAAATCTGATTATCAGAAATTACCAGCAGTTTATCAGGTATCATTTGCAGTCGTTTGACGTAAATTTTATCATCAAAACCAAATACATATATACCATCCCCATCAAACTGATTGATACTGATATCAACGAAGATGAGATCTCCTGGCTCAATGGTTGGACACATACTGTCCCCACGAACGTTGATAACTTTAATGTGATTTGCTGGTCGTCCACCAAACATCGATACAGCATTATCAGTTCTGTATTCAATGGCATGAATCACATCAATGACATCACCGCCCTGGATAAGGCCATTTCCCGCACTGGCACTGACATCCAGCATTTCAATACGGAATACATCCTTCACCTGCGCAACATCCTCACTAATACTGTTTTTACATACAGTATTACTTTTGAGGTCTGAGGTAAAGAGATCAGCAATATCAACACCTAAGCTCCTGGCAATATTACTCAGGGCTTGTTCAGTGAATTGTTTCTGCTTACCTGTTTCGAGGCGCGAGATATTCGCCGCATCCACTCCTATTGCTTCAGCGAGATCGGCGATTTTCATGTTCTTCGCCTGGCGAAGTTGTCTGACTCGATTTCCTATGTTCATGCGTTTATTACATTTCTTTATTGCGCGTTAAGCAAATCAACTTGCGCAAAATATTTGCGTGAAATAATATGCTCATCACGCAATATGTGGAGGTTATATGCAATCACCATTACGGAATGTGCGTAAGGCGCACGGATTTACTTTGCAGCATGTTGCTGCGGGCGTTCAGGTCAATCCAGCGACGCTGAGTCGTATTGAAAGACAGGAACAAATTCCATTTATCGATCTTGCAGAACGTCTGGCCAATTTTTTTAAGGGTGAAATCAGCGAAATGCAGATTCTTTATCCGGCACGTTTTCAATCTAGCCAAAACCAGAATGGGTTTAAACCACAGGAACAGGAGGTAAGCCGTGGGTAAGCATCACTGGAAAGTGGAAAAACAACCTGAGTGGTACGTGAAAGCTGTCAGAAAAACTATCGCGGCGTTGCCGGGAGGTTACGCTGAAGCTGCTGAGTGGCTGGATGTAACAGAGAACGCTTTATTCAACCGCCTTCGTGCAGATGGCGATCAGATTTTCCCGCTGGGATGGGCAATGATTTTACAGCGCGCGGCTGGCACTCACTACATTGCGGATGCTGTCGCACAGTCTGCTGGTGGGGTGTTTGTATCGCTTCCTGAAATTGAGGAAGTAGAGAACGCCGATATAAACCAGCGCCTGCTGGAAGCCATCGAACAGATCGGGAGTTACTCAAAGCAGATTCGTTCGGCAATCGAAGATGGGGTAGTGGAGCCACACGAGCAGACAGCAATTAATGATGAGTTGTATCTGTCAATTTCGAAGCTCCAGGAGCATGCAGCACTGGTCTACAAAATCTTTTGCGCTCCAGAAAAGAGTGACGCCCGCGAGTGTGCAGCTCCGGGCGTCGTGGCGTTTTGTGTCTGTGGAGAAACTAACGCATGAACAGTTTAACGGCAAATAACCGTTTGTCGCAACAGCTGGTGGTCAGCGTCGCTGAACACCTGTTGTTACGGCATGAATGCAGATTACCAAATCACCTGGCTGTAAGTAACCACAGAGAACTTTACCTGACTGTGGGGGGCGAGTTGTGCAGGAACTTAACCGCTGGTTTCGTGACGGAAGAGGGCTTTATGTCCATGTTATTCGTTGGGAGCCAGAAACACAGCGCGTTATCTATCTTCGCAAAGACTACCCGCATGAGTGCTTTAGTCCTTTGTGGAAATTCAGGCGTGATTTTGTTGAGTGTGAAGGACCACCAGCATATTGATTCTGCAATTCCGGGACGTTACACTGCTCAGGCACCTTATAAAGCGGGTGCCGGGATTGGCGTCCTGAAATTCGCACATGCGCATAACCGCGCTTCAGCGGTTTTTTTGCGCACGTTTCCTCACATCCAAATTATGGTGGGGCGTGCAGGGGCATCGAAAGATGCGCCGGGGTCATGTGCGACCGGTTACGCCAACCCTGTACGTCTCACCACCTCTGTGATTGGCGTCCCATGTGGTGAGTTTTCAAAATTCGCACATGAGGATGTCACTATGGCAACCACCCCTACCCAAACTCACCCTAAAATTGATGTTATCCATGGGAAGGCTGTTACCTCTTCTTTGGCCGTTGCCGAATATTTCTGCAAGCAGCACAAAAACGTTATTCAAAAAATCCAGACGCTTGAGTGCTCTGTTGAATTCACTGAGCTGAATTTTCAGCCCAGTGATTACACCGATTGCACAGGCCGCAAACTCCCTTGTTACCAAATCACCCGCGACGGTTTTGCGTTTCTTGCCATGGGCTTCACGGGTAAACGTGCTGCCCAGTTCAAAGAGGCATACATCAATGCCTTTAACCAGATGGAGAAACAGCTTTCAAATCCCTCTGTACTGAGCGACGTTGCACATAACGCCAGCGTTCTCTATTCCTACATTTCATCAATTCATCAGGTCTGGCTGCAGCAGCTTTATCCTATGTTGGCAAAAGCCGAATCTCCGCTGGCTGTTAGCTTGTATGACTATATTAATGATGCTTCGGCACTGGCCTGCCTCATAAATTTGTCGCTGAACCCTTCAGAGGTAAGGGGGCGCAAATGATCCGGAATATTTTCAAACGGTTTACCAATCAGACTTTCCGTTGTCCTCGTCCGGGTCAGTGGTACACCACACCTGCAGGGCATGTTCTACGTGTTAGCCTGGTTGACCGTGAATGTCAGAAGGTGATTTGTGAACCGCTGGGCCGTAATTACCGCGTCAGTATGCCGCTTATAGCCTTTCGCTCCGGAAAAAACATGAAGCATCTCGGAGGTGCAGCATGAGTATGGAGCTGATGGTTAAAGCGATGAAAATTCGAGTGGGTAATCCATTGCGAAAACTGGTTCTGATCAAGCTGGCTGATAATGCCAGCGATCAGGGTGAGTGCTGGCCCAGCTACCAGCATATTGCTGACCAGTGCGAGATTAGCAAACGTTCTGTGATGAATCATATTGCGGCCCTTTGTGAGTCCGGGCTGGTAAAAAAAGTCACCCGGAAAGGTGAAAAAGGTAACTCAAGTAATATCTATCTCCTTCATCTTGATGGTGCAGGAGATTCACTAGGGAGTAGTGCAAATAATTCACTATCTGGTGCAGCAAATTCACCAGGTAGTGCAGGAGTTGCACTAGGTAGTGCAGGAGTTGCACCAGGGGGTAGTGCAGGAGATTCACCCAGAACCAGTCACTCTTTTGAACCAGTCAAAGAACCAGTCAATGAACCAATAGCTGTTGGTGCATCTGCTGATGAGTCTGTGCGAGTTCGTTCAAACCGACCGGAATACTCTCCAGAGTTTGAGCAGGCATGGCTGGCATATCCCAAACGTGCTGGTGGCAATTCAAAATCTGCAGCCTTCAAAGCCTGGAAAGCCCGTTTGAATGAGGGGGTAAACCCCGAAACCATGCTGGAAGGTGTGAAACGCTACGCGGGCTGGGTATCTGCGATGGGTAACAGCGGCACACAATTTGTGAAACAGGCTGTCACGTTCTTTGGTCCGGATCGTCATTTCGAAGAATCCTGGGAAGTTCCTGCGGTATCTGTAGCCGGACGTGAGGACCCGTACTTCAAAGCCAGTTACGACAACGTGGACTACAGCCAGATCCCGGCAGGATTCAGGGGGTGATCATGAGTCTTTTGAATGACGTTCAGAAATTCATTGAAGCCCATCCGGGGTGTACTTCCGGAGACATTGCGGATGCTTTTGCAGGTTACTCACGGCAGCGCGTTCTGCGGTCAGCAAGCAAGTTACGTCAGAGCGGGCGTGTGGCTCACCGTTGTGAAGGAGATACACGCAGACATTTCCCGCGCCTGACTGAGAGAGCGCAGGAACCGGAACCACAACCAGTTCGAGAAACCAGACCTGTGCGCAATTTCTATGTCGGCACTAACGATCCACGGGTGATTTTGTGCCTGACCCGCCAGGCGGAAGAACTGGAGTCCAGGGGCTTATACCGTCGTGCTGCAACGGTGTGGATGGCGGCATTCCGTGAAAGCCACTCCCAGCAAGAGCGAAACAATTTTCTGGCGCGTCGTGAGCGGTGCTTACGGAAAAGCAGCAAGCGCGCTGCATCGGGTGAAGAGTGGTATCTGTCAGGGAATTACGTGGGGGCTTAATGAGTAATAAATATTGCCAGGCGCTGGTGGAACTGCGGAACAAACCAGCCCATGAACTGAAGGAAGTGGGCGATCAGTGGCGCACGCCGGACAACATTTTCTGGGGAATTAACACCCTGTTTGGCCCGTTTGTTCTGGATCTGTTCACTGACGGTGATAATGCCAAATGTGCCGCGTATTACACGGCGGAAGACAACGCGCTGGCGCATGACTGGTCAGAACGTCTTGCGGAGCTTAAAGGTGCTGCCTTTGGTAATCCCCCATACAGCCGCGCCAGTCAGCATGAGGGGCAATACATCACCGGCATGCGTTACATCATGAAGCATGCCAGTGCCATGCGTGATAAAGGCGGGCGCTATGTTTTCCTGATTAAAGCTGCCACCAGCGAAGTGTGGTGGCCGGAAGATGCAGATCATATTGCTTTTATTCGCGGGCGTATTGGTTTTGAACTGCCTGTCTGGTTTATCCCGAAAGACGAGAAGCAGGTACCGACAGGCGCTTTCTTCGCTGGTGCTATTGCTGTTTTCGACAAGACCTGGAAGGGACCGGCAATCAGCTACATCGGGCGCGATGAACTTGAGGCATGTGGTGAGGCCTTTCTGGCGCAGGTTCGCCAGCAGGCGGAAAAACTGGTCAGGGAGATGGCGGCATGACGACGTTAACTCAATGCCAGCAGCAGGTGCTGGATATGCTGATTTCTTACCAGAAAGAGCGTGGCTTTCCGCCAACCAATCAGGAGGTGGCAACCATGCTGGGATATCGTTCAGTGAATGCAGCGGTGGAGCATCTTCGCGCACTGGAGAAAAAAGGCGTCATCACGATAAAGCGTGGTGTGGCCCGGGGGATAACGCTTCATACCGCGGTGAAGGACGACGACAGCGAGGCGGTCGGGATTATCCGCTCACTGCTTGCCGGTGAGGAAAACGCCAGGCTGCGTGCAGCCCACTGGTTACATGAGAGGGGTCTGAAAGTATGAAGCTGATTCTGCCTTTCCCGCCCAGCGTGAACACGTACTGGCGACACCCCAACAAAGGGGCGTTTGCAGGTAAGAGCCTGATAAGCGCGGCGGGGCGCAAATTCCAGAGCGCGGCGTGTGCAGCAATAGTTGAGCAGTTACGTCGTCTGCCAAAACCAACGTCGGCACCTGCTTCAGTGGAGATCGTGTTGTTTCCTCCGGATAACCGGATCCGCGATCTGGACAACTATAACAAGGCGCTGTTTGACGCCCTGACCCACGCGGGTGTGTGGGAAGACGACAGTCAGGTGAAAAGAATGCTGGTGGAGTGGGGACCGGTTATCCCGGAAGGGAAGGTCGAGATCACTATCAGTAAGTACGAGAAAACGGCGGGTGCAGCCGCCTGATTAAGAGGAGAAACGAAGTATGAATAATCTGATGGTCATTGATGGTATTGAAGTTCGTCGTGATGCTTATGGTCGTTACAGCCTGAACGATCTGCACAGGGCTGCCGGTTCTCTGGATAAGCATAAGCCTGCATTCTGGCTCCGCAATGAGCAAACTGAGCGTTTAATAAGCGAGTTGCAGATTTGCAACTCGGTCAATATAGAGCCAGTTAACGTTATTCGTGGCGGAAATAACCAGGGGACGTATGTCTGCAAAGAACTGGTGTATGCCTATGCAATGTGGATCAGCCCGTCATTCCATCTGAAGGTGATCCGTACTTTCGACATGGTAACCAGCGCACCGGAAAAATTATCCGAACAGGCTGCTGACAAGATGCAGGCTGGTGTGATTCTGCTGGACTTTATGCGCCGGGAGTTAAATCTGTCTAACTCTTCAGTGCTTGGAGCCTGTCAGAAACTTCAGGAGGCTGTTGGCTTACCGAATCTGGCACCGCGCTATGCCATTGATGCTCCTGCTGATGCGCCTGATGGCTCAAGCCGCCCCACGCTGTCGCTGAGTGCACTGCTGAAACAGTATGGTATCCGCCTGACGGCTAATCAGGCATATCACCAGATGGTGAAGCTGGGGATCGTTGAACAACGCGAACGATACAGCCGTACCGCGATTAACAACATCAAAAAATTCTGGTCGCTGAC